CGCATCCGCACGCTGGTCCGCTACATCGACGGCGCAAACTTCACAGGCGGCACCAACCCCTACGGCACGCCTGACACCAGCGCCAAGCTGCCAGACGAGATTTACTACATCGCCCGCAAGGTTGCCGAGAACCGCGACGCGGTGGAGTTCGAGGCGGCGGCATCGTTTGACCTTGCCGGTGTCCGCGCACCGAAGCGGCAGTGCAGCGCCAACCTCTGCCCGTGGGTCTACAAGGGTTCCGAGTGTGGCTACGCCGGGACTAAGTATTTCGACGAGAACGACAAAGCTGTTGCCAGTTCTGCCAGTGATGTATGCGGCAAACGGCTAAGCAGTTGTCAGGCGCGATTCGGCGCTACGGCTGAACTACCCTTCGGCGCATTCCCCGGCATTGGTGCGTTCAACGGATGAATCCAACCGCTAAGGCTGCAGCACTGGAACACGCCAAGGCGGAAGACCCGCGTGAAGCCTGCGGTCTGCTGGTGGTCATTAAGGGACGCAAACGCTATGTCCCATGCCGCAATCTGGCGGAGGGCAATGAGTTCTTCATCCTTGACCCCGAGGACTATGCCGCCGCAGAAGATAAGGGCGAAGTGGTTGGCGTTGTCCATAGCCACCCCATCACCCCACCGATACCGAGCGAAGCGGACCGCGTTGCCTGCGAAAAGTCCGGACTGCCTTGGTACATCGTCAACCCCAAGACTGAGCAATGGGGCGAGCTGTCGCCTGAAGGCTACAAAGCACCGCTGATCGGGCGGGAGTGGGTCTGGGGCGTCAGTGACTGCTGGACGCTGGTGCGCGACTGGTATGCCGAGCAAGGTCTGGAATTGCCCGACTGGGATCGCCCGACCACACCAGCGGAGTTCAACGCGGCGCCGATGTTCGATGACTGCTGGCGTGAGGCTGGTTTTTACGAAGTGGACATTGCCGAGATGCAGCCGGGCGACGCGATGCTGATGGCAATCGAATCAAACAAGCTCAACCATGTCGGTGTCTACATCGGTGACCAACTGGTGTTGCATCACCTGCGCGGTCGCTTGTCCAGCCGTGATTTGCTGGGAGAATGGCTCTTAAAATGTACGGGTAGGGTCTTGCGCCATGGAAAGGGAACTTAGGCTCTACGGTCCGCTCGCCAAGTTCGTTGGACAGCGCAAGTTTTTAGCTGAGGTTGCCAGTGCTGCTGAGGCAGTGCGAATGCTGCTGGTGAACTTCCCCGGATTGGAACGCCACATGGCAGACCAGCATTACAAGGTGATTGTTGATGATATAGATGCGCAACTAGACGAAATCCATCTGCCATTTAGTCAAACAATCAAGATTGTTCCCGTGCTTGGTGGTGCTGGTGGTGGCACAGGAAAGATTTTGGCGGGCGTTGCCTTAATTGCGGCAGCCATTGTTTTTGCCCCTGTTGGCGCTGGCTTTCTTGGCGCAGGTTTAGGCGCTACTGCCGGAGCCTTCACGCTTGGCGCAGCCGCGTCAGTTGCTATTGGCTCTATTGGTGTCTCGTTGATTTTGGGAGGCGTGTCCCAACTCCTATCGCCAACACCACAGCTCGGGCAAATCGGTCCGGCATCTATGAATCCCGGTGGATCACTGACCACCAGCGAAGGCACCGAGCTAGACCCACAGGAGTCCTACAGCTTCAGCGGGATTCAGAACACCAGCCGTCAGGGAACGCCCTGTCCAGTGGTGTACGGCGAAACTATCGTGGGGTCGGTGGTGATCTCCGCTGGCATCGACGTTGACACGATCTGACATGGCTAAGAAAAAGCAGAATCAGATTATCGGTGCAGGTGGCGGACCAGCAGTCGGAGCACAAGTTCAACAAACAGTCGTTGTTCAGCAGGCTGCATCACCAGCGGTCAGGACACCAATCCGCACAGCGGACAACCTTGCCTCGACGGCAAACGCCAACATCCTCGACCTGCTGAGCGAAGGCGAGATTGAAGGCTTCCCATCTGCTCGTGCCTACGCCCGCGATTCTGATAATTACAACCTTGCCCTGCTGAAAGACGTTTATCTGACGGATACGCCTGTTCTGCGATCTGGAGCGGATGTAACTAACCTCAGCGAATCTGATTACAACTTCAAAGGCGTCACGGTTACGCCGCGTTATGGCACCAATGCGCAGACATATATCCCCAAGTTTGGCGAAACAACTGAGGACGTTGTAAGCGTCAACGTTGAAGTCCTGCAGGCAACACCTGTCACGCGCCAGATCACAGATAGCAACGTCGATGCTGTCCGCGTAAGTATTGCTATTCCGCGCCTTGAGGCAAGCAACGAACAGGGCGACGTGCTTGGAACTAGCGTCACCGTTCGCATCCAACTGCAGTACAACGGCGGCGGCTACACCACCGTCAAGGAAGACACGATCAGCGGTCGCACGGCAGATAAGTACGAACGCGATTATTTAATCGACATCAGCGGCACCTTCCCGGTGGATGTGCGCGTGGTGCGCGTGTCTGCCGATAGCAGCGCCACCGATGTTAACCCGACCATCTGGACCGCCTACACCGAGCTGATTTATCAGAAGCTGCGCTATCCAAACAGCGCACTAGCTGCAATCAGATTTCAAGCTGAGCAGTTCAACTCCATCCCTGCGCGTGCGTATCGCATTCGCGGAATCAAGGTCAAAATCCCCAACAACGCGACTGTTGATAGCGATACCGGCAGGCTGACCTACAGCGGCACATGGACTGGGACATTTGGTGCTGCCCAGTGGACGACCTGCCCCGCGTGGATTCTGTATGACTTGCTGATTAGCAGGCGTTACGGCTTTGGTGATCACGTTGCTGAGGCGCAGCTCGATAAGTTCGCCTTCTATTCCGCGTCCCAATACTCCAATGAGCTTGTGGACGATGGCACTGGCGCAGGCACAAAAGAGCCACGCTTCAGCTGCAACGCCCTAATTCAAAACCAATACGAGGCGTACAAGCTGATCAACGACCTGTGCAGCGTGATGCGCTGTCAGCCGTACTGGTCCACTGGTGCGTTGACGATCACGCAGGACAAGCCGACTGATTCCACCTATCTGTTCAACCGCGCCAACGTACTGGAACCCGGCTTCAGCTACGCCGGTTCAGACCTGAAGACCCGCCACACCGTCGCTGTTGTCAGCTACTTAGATCTCGATACCCGAGAGCAAAATTACGAAATCGTTGAAGATCGCGCCGCGATTGATAAATACGGCTGGATCGCAACCGAAATCAAAGCCTTCGCCTGCACCTCACGTGGTCAAGCCAACAGGCTCGGGCAGTGGATTTTGTACTCCGAGCAAAACGAAACCGAGGTAATTAGCTTCACCGCTTCGATTGAGGCTGGCTCGCTGATTCGCCCTGGCGCGGTCATCGACGTGCAGGATCCGATGCGCGCTGGTGTGCGCTACGGCGGCAGGATCGTTACTGCTGGTACACGCACAGTTTCGATTGATGATGCAACGGGCATCCCAAGCGATAACGCAACCATCAGCGTGCTGCTGCCTAATGGCACGCTTGAAACCAAAAACATCGTCAGCCGTACTGGCATCCTGATTACGGTCGATGCTGACTGGTCCACTGTTCCGCAAGCAAACAGCGTCTGGGTTATCCAAACCACCTCGCTGCAGACCCAGCAGTATCGAGTGCTGACGGTCCGCGAAAAAGACGGACACCTCTACGAAATCACCGGACTGCTATACAACGCCAGCAAGTACGCCCATGTGGAGCGTGGGTTCAAGCTGGCAACGCGCACCATCAGCAACCTCAACCCGATTCCAACGCCGCCGACAAGTCCTACGGCATCTGAGAAGTTCTACGAGCAGAACAACAAAGCCAAGGTCAAAATCGTTGTCAGTTGGGCAGCGGTTAAAGGCATCCCGCAGTACAAGATCCGCTACCGCGCTGGCAATGACAATTGGGAATCAGCAGTGGTCAGCAAGCCTGACTACGAGATCCTCGATACCCGCGCTGCTACCTACAGCATCGAGATCTACAGCATCAACTCACTAGGGCGGCAATCGTCGGACTTCGCCAGCCTGACCTTTGCTGCAGTCGGTAAAACCGCCATTCCCGGTAACGTTCAAAACCTCAGCTTTGAGGCAATCAATGCCAACTCGGGACGGCTGCGCTGGGCATTGGCAGATGACCTTGACGTGCGGGTCGGCGGCAAAGTCCTGTTCCGCCACAGCAACCTTACCGATGGCTCAGCTACTTGGAGCAACAGTGTTGAGCTGATCGCGGCAAAGAACGGCAATCAGACCGAGGCGATTGTGCCTCTAATTGAAGGTCAAATTCTGGTCAAATTTGAAGATGACGGCGGGCGGCAATCTGCTGCAGAAACCAGCGTCATCATCGACCTGCCTGACACGCTGGCACCACTGACCCTGATCAACCGACGTGAGGATCAGGACTCCCCGCCATTCCAAGGCAACCGCACCAACGTCTTCTACAGCGAGGAGTTTGATGCGCTGACGCTTGATGGCTCGGACTTGTTTGATGACGTGGTGGATGTTGACCTGCTGCCGACGTTTGATGTGATGGGCGACGTTCAATCATCTGGAACGTATGAGTTCGCCACCACTGTCGATTTTGGCAGCACGTTCTCGATTGATTTCAGCCGCTATTTCGTCACCCGTGGCTACTTCCCCAGTGACTTGGTGGACAGCCGCGCTGGCAATGTGGACGACTGGGACAACTGGGACGGCGACGTGATTTCCCGCGTTAATGCCGAGCTGGAACTGCGTAGCACCACCGACAACCCAAGTGGCACCCCGACATGGAGTGCATGGCAACCGTTTGTGAATGGGACATTTCGTGCGCGTGGCTTCCAGTTCCGCACCACGCTGACCAGCACCGACGTGGCGGAAAACATCTTGGTGGATGAGCTGGGCTATCTGGCAAGCGTGCAGCGGCGGACGGAGCAGAGCGTGGCACCTGTCAGCGGCACTACAAATACGGGCGTGATCTTCACCAATCCGTTCTTCACTGGTACGGCGAGCATCGGCGGCACCAACGCCTACCTGCCCAGTGTTGGGATTACGGCTCAGAACATGCAGACCGGCGACTACTTCCAAGTCAGCAGCGTGAGTGGAACTGGCTTCACGGTTAGTTTTTATGATTCAACCGCTACTCCGGTGACAAGGCAGTTCACTTGGACTGCAACCGGATATGGACGTGCGGGCTAAAGTGGGTCATAAGACTGTGTAAGCGGCTGTGGCAACCCACGACTATGTGATCGCTAATGGCACAGGTGCGGCGGTCCGTAGCGACCTGAATAACGCCCTTGCCGCAATCGTCAGCAATAACAGCAGCAGCACCGAACCCACAACCACCTACGCGTTTCAGTGGTGGGCGGACACCAATACCACCCTGCTGAAGTTCCGCAATGCGGCAAACAGCGCATGGATCACGGTCGGTGATTACAGCACCGCCAACTTCGGACTGCTGACCAGCGCCACGGCGGCTAGCACCTATCTGGCGTTGTCGGGTGGCACGGTCACTGGTGCGCTGAACATCGGCACCGCTGGCTCGCTGGTATTTGAAGGCAGCACAGCGGATGACTTCGAGACCACGCTGGCGGTTACGGATCCAACAGCTGACCGGACAATCACGCTGCCCAATGCCACTGGCACGGTGCCGCTGCTGAGCTTGGCGCAAAGCTTCAGTGCAGCACAACGCGGCGCGATTTCGGCGCTGACGGATGGGGCAACGATTACGCCTGATTTTGCGCTGTCGAACAACTACAGCGTGACTCTTGGCGGCAACCGCACGCTGGCAAACCCGACCAACCTTACCGCTGGGCAATCAGGTTGCATCTTCATTTCACAGGACGGCACCGGCAGCCGGACACTTGCGTTTGGAACCTACTGGGACTTCCCTGCTGGTACGGCGCCAACGTTGACCACAACTGCATCAGCCGTGGATCTGCTGGTTTATACGGTGCGGACTACGACTAGCATCCAAGCACAACTGATCGCAAACTTCAGCTAATGGGCGTCCCCGGATCTGCCAACCCGATGCTGCTGGCTGGTGGTGCGGCGGCGTACAAGATCAACCAGAGCTTGCGGTTTAACTCGGCGGATTCAACTTATCTATACAGAACATTTGGCAGCGGAGATCGCAACAACTGGACTCTGAGTGTCTGGGTCAAACGTGCTGGTGATTTAGCCGCTGCAGATTGCGACATCTTTTATGGATATGACGGAAGCTCTTCCGCTCTTGGCTTGGTTGAGTTTAATTCTGGTCCGATTAACCACGACCAAGGTGGCAACTCCAACGGACGAGCCGAGACAAGCGCAACCTTGCGCGATCCTTCGGCGTGGTATCACATTGTAGTTAGTGTTGATTATGGAAATGCCACTGCAGCTAATAGAGTTCGGATCTTTGTTAATGGTGTTCAGCAAACTCTCGGAGTTAACACTGTTACAACAAACGATGGACAGATAAACGGTGCTTGGCAGCACAGGATTGGCGCAAGATCCTCGTCTACTTTTAATGGTTACATGGCGGAGATGCATTTTATCGGTGGCACTACAGTCACCAATGCATCCGATTTCGGTGAAACCGATCTCACCACCGGCGCGTGGATTCCGAAGCGTTATACCGGCTCCTACGGCACCAACGGTTTCTATCTGAAGTTCGACCCCAGCGCCACCAACGGCATCGGTCACGACCACAGCGGCAACGGCAACAACTTCACGCCTTCTGGCTTCAGCACCTCCGGCACTGGTACGGACGTGATGAGCGACACGCCGACGACCAACTACGCGACACTGAATCCTATCCTGCCCAGCCTGCTGCAGGTCAAGGACGGAAATCTGATTTGTGATAGCACTAATCGAACCACTAACTACACGAACACAACTCTCGCCACTATGGGCGTCAGTTCTGGCAAGTGGTACTACGAAGCAACAGTCAATTCGGGTTCGATGATCGTCGGATGGGCAAAGGCTGGTGTAAATCTTGATTACTTCTTAGGTGTTGACAGTCTTGGCTGGAGTTACAGCTACAGCGGGCAAAAATGGAATAACAACTCTGCCCAAGCTTATGGTGCCACATACACCACAGGCGACGTAATTGGCTGTGCCTTGGATCTTAGTGCTGGAACGCTTGAGTTCTTCAAGAACGGAACGAGTCAAGGCGTAGCCTTCACTGGACTTAGTGGCGAGTTTTTCCCCGGTGTTGGCGATGGATCTTCGAGTGACAGTGTTGTAGCTTCAGTGAACTTCGGACAACGCGCCTTTGCCTACACCCCACCGACCGGCTACAAGGCACTGAACACCCAGAACCTCCCAGAGCCGACGATTAAGGATGGCGGGAAGTATTTTAATACGGTGCTTTATACAGGCAATGCATCTTCAACACGCGCTATTACCGGCGTTGGATTCTCTCCTGATTTTGTTTGGATCAAAACCCGAAGCAACAATGACAACAACAACTTGTATGACGCTGTAAGAGGAGCAACCAACTTTCTGATGAGCAACAACACCTACTCGGACCAAGCCAACGCGGCGACGCTCAAGTCTTTTGATAGCGATGGCTTTACTGTTGGCGATGCTGCTCTTGTCAACTGGAACACTTGGACCTACGCCGCATGGTGTTGGGACGCAGGCGGCAGCGGCTCAAGCAACACCGCAGGCAGCATCACCAGCACGGTGAGCGCCAACCCCTCCGCTGGGTTTTCGATTGTTACTTACACGGGGAACAGTACGGCAGGAGCAACTGTTGGACATGGCTTAGGTGCTGCTCCATCAATGATCATCACAAAAGCCAGAGGCGCTACTTCTGAGTGGGGTGTGTATCACTCAGCTCTAGGCGGCACAAAAGCTTTGCTTTTGAATCAAAATTATGATCAGCAAACAAATGTTCTTTATTGGAACAATACAAATCCAAGCAGCACGGTGTTCACGCTTGGTGGCGGATCAACTACTAACAACACTACAACCTACGTCGCCTACTGCTTCTCCGAAGTCGCGGGTTACAGCAAGTTTGGCAGCTACACCGGCAATTCCAGCTCAGACGGACCATTTGTCTATCTCGGCTTCCGCCCACGGTTTATCTGGATCAAGGCAATCACTTCAGTTTTAAGCGGATATGACTCATGGCGCAGCTGGTACATGGTTGATACTGAACGGTATCCATATAACTCATCAGACGAAAATCAACTCTGGGCAAACTTAAGTGCAACTGAAGATAAACGCGGAAACGGAAGCGATGCTGGGAACCTTGGCATCGACATACTAAGCAATGGTTTCAAGATTCGACGTGATTCGAGTTACGCGGTTGAAATTAACTACACCGGAGCCACGATGATTTACTGCGCTTGGGCAGAACATCCCTTTAAATATAGTACAGCGAGATGATGAAAAGCATACAAAGAAGAGCCGGAATCACCATAGGACAGCCGCCTAAATACACCGGCTTTGAGAACAGCATGTATGTTGTACTAAAAATTGCGTCTGGTAGTCAAAGCAATAGGGCATTGCTTTATGAGTGCCGCTGTAAAGAGTGCGGTGGCATTCACCTGCGTGACGCAAGACAGATTAAAAGACGTATGCGGTCCCGAGAATGCCCTAAGTATCGCTCCCCTAACTGGAGTGGTCTGACGCGAGAAGACGCAATCATGCGGCGTCAGTACGGAATTTCTATGAAAGACTTTGAAGAGCTGCTAGAGCATCAGCAAGGTGGCTGCGCTATTTGTGCCAAGCCGATTGACGTACTGAATCGTCGAATGAACATCGACCATTGCCATGAAACCGGCGTAGTTCGTGGAATCCTATGCACCGGGTGCAATACTGGTCTGGGGCATCTGGGTGACAACATCGAAGGATTGGAAAAGGCACTGGAATATCTGAAAAATCCGCCTTTTGCCAAATACGCCAACGCCCGCTGACCTATGAAACGGGCATCCACCACCGCTACGATCTAGCCATGGGATTCGAACTTAACGGTCAGCCGCTGGCAGTAGACCGCCCCTTCACCGACGCCAATGGCGTCAAATATCCAGCCAACTGGCTCCGCCTTTCCACCGAGGCAGAGAAGGAAGCAATCGGCATCACATGGGTGCCAGATCCGCCGCAATACGACGGTCGCTTCTACTGGGGCTATGACGCCGAAGGTCACCTGATCCCAAAAGATCACGCGCAGCTCGTTGAGCAATGGACGCAGCAAACCCGCACCACTGCTGGCACGCTGCTGGTTCCTAGCGACTGGATGGTGATCCGCGAAGCCGACAATGGCACGGCGGTATCGCAAGAT